TAAGATCTCAAGTACAAAGCAATACCCAATCTTGAGGTTTTGCAAATCAAAATTAATTGATTTCATTCCTCAGATTAAACCTTTTGTTCCAGATTGCATGAGTTACAAAGTCGATCTTTCCCAATGCTTTCAGTAATGGAAAGAGGCCCACGAGCGCGAAGCACCTAAACAGATTTTGCTGTAGGTGATGATATAGTCTGACCTTGCGGAATGGTAAACCGCAAGAATCAAAGGATAAAGAGCCTTTGAGATAACACTCCTGAGGGAGACTCTGATGACCGCTCAGCGCCTGCTGCTGGACACCGGGAACCTTAACATGTTCCACCAGTCCATCGGCTCGCTGACCCTGCTGGACGACTACCGTCGCTGGCGCGACCGGGTGTTCTTGGATGAGTTCGCCAAATCGGAATCCCGTGGCGCTGCATCTGACACCCAAGGCGGTTACTACTACCCGAACGGTAAACTCCGTTCTAGCTCCACTGCTCTCAACAGCTACTAAGACTGACCTGCTCGAAGTTGTTAAAGAGCTTCGTAAGCGCAACGTCCCTGTCTTTGCTGACGGCTACTATCGTTGCATCGCAGATCCCTCCTTCATGAAGGATCTGCGTGCCGATCAAGGCTTCCGCGAAGTGGCTCGTTACCCTGGCATGGGTCAGCCCAACCCAATGATGGGTGCCATGGCTCCTAACGCTGCCATCTATGGTGGTGGTCAGTACGGCCAGGCCCAGTTTGTTGCTGGTGAACCCATTATGCCGAGCGGGTTTGTGTTCGAAGGCGTTCGTTTCTTCGAATCTACTAACTTTGCCGATAAGTCCATCACCGTTGACATTGCTGATGGTGCTGGTGCTGTCTCTCACACTACTCCTCCTGCTCTGTTCTTCGGACCTCAAGCAGTTGGTGTGGGCATCGGTGGTCCTAATGCTCAGGTTCTTATCAACAATAACGACGATTTCAGCCGCTTTATCATTCTGATTTGGCAGCTGTACGCCGGTTTTGCCAACCTGAACAAGGACTTTGTTACCTGTGCTTTCACCATCGTTTGATATAGGAGGTAACTAACAATGGCAACTTACAAATCTGGTGCTGGTGCTATCCTGCATCCCGGTAACTGCATCAACCGTCTCTCTGGCTACAACAACGAAGGCGTTTACGCCTGGCCCGGTATTGAAGCTTATGAGCTGATTGGTTATGTGAAAATCAGCAACCTTGCTGCTGACAAAGCTAACTTCAAAAGCTTTGACATCACCATCCCCTCCCCTGATCGTCGTCCTGATGATCGCGTGCGGGATAATCGTACCAGCCTGGTGGTGCCTGCGAGCACTCAGCGTCCTGCCTATGTGTATGGCGCTTCGATTGCAATCGCACAAGACTACCCCGCTGGTGGCCTGGCTGGCTTCCCAGCCGCTCCTGTGACCGCTGACATCGGTGGTACCTCCACTGAGCTTCTGGTTCTCGGCCCGAACAATGCAGGCAGCCCCTTTGGTATTCCTGCTTCCCAGGCTAACGGCCTGGCCAACGCAACCTCCTTCCTGACTGCTGCTTCCTCCCTGTTTACTCAGGGCTCTGGCGCTGTCAGCGGTGGCGGCACCAACGGCTACCTGCCGTTCCCCAACGCCGTGACCACTGCCGGCATCGTGGCTGCTGACTTTGCCAACAGCATGATGTACCGCGTCACGTCGGACACCACCTTCAAGGTGTTCAACACGACGGCCATCACTGCTACTAGCGTGAACGGTGGCGGTGTGTTCATCAGCCAAGCTGACTCCGATGCTGGTAAGGCCGGTTACATCGTGTGCCGTGTCAACTACCTGCGTCCTGCAGCGGCTGTGTCCTGGAACCAGATTCAGGGCATGGTTGATTTTGCTTCCCAGGTGGGCGGCACTGATACCTGATTTTCCTGGTATGAAATTAGCGGGTCTTTCGGCCCGCTTTTTTTGTGCCTACTTGAAAGCTAAGGTTAACCTTGGTAAGCTAATCGGAGATAGCTGTTCAACTATGTTGTATCAATACCGTCTCACCGGTGGTCTTGTCGAGGTTGTTTCCAAGCACGGAGATGGGATTTTGATGTGCGTCGACTCACAAGATGAAGTACTTTACATTGAGGAGTCGGATCTGACCCCACACCTGGAGGCAACCAACGAAAAGATCCGCACAGAAGAGCGCCTAACCGCAGAGCTAGAGGCAGAAGGCGTGCGTCCTGCTAAACCGACAACCCGTGAAACATTTCCGGTTGATGTCCGCATCAACATCAATACGGCAAGTGCTAGGCAAATTGCAGATGCCCTCCCTGGTGTCGGCCTGAAAACTGCCCGTGACATTAAAGATCTGCAAACGTCAATGGCAGGTGAAAAGTTCCAAAACCTGGAGCAATTGAAAGCAATCAAACGCATTGATTGGAATGAAATCTTTAAGGAGAACCTTGTGCGCGTTGAGTGATAATTTGCGCATGCTAGTGTGTTACTAGGTGCAGCTATAGGTTGCTGCGCCTATAACGCATTCTTTTTTAGTAATGCAACTCGATAGTTTTCTTCAGTCAAAAGTTCGCTGGCACCTGGGATATAACCTTACATCAGTCCCTGCTGGCGACCAAGCACGATTAGAAGAAGCTGTCAACAACATCCAAGATTCGTTCTGGTATTCGAAAATTGTCGAGCAGATCGGTCGGTGCGACGAGGCTGAAAAACGCACTGACATGACTGGCAGCGTGAACAACAATACTGTCCCCCGTAATCGTATCGAGAGTATCGCTGGTGACGTTGATCGTACGATTGCAACTTCTGACTTCAAAGACACGCTGAAAACATGGACGGCAATTTATCTATACGAGACGGATCGACTAGCCCTACATCTTTATGTTCCAAATTACCGAAATCCCGAGCAAGCTCGGTATCGTTTTAACCGAGAAGGCGCTGAATTTATCCAGGCGTTACCTGGTCCTGCCGATGTTTCTGTCGGCACTCGCCTTATGCTTGAAACCGATTTCCGCTGAGGCTACCACCATGGCAACACAACGAATTGGTACCCTTAGACCAGAAGACCGTGCAGCAGTTTTTCAATCTGCACAAAACCTTGGCCTCGACCCTTATGAATTTGGTGCACTAATCCATCAAGAGTCCGGCTTTAGGTCGAACGTGATGGGTGGTGCAGGTAAACAGTACTATGGACTCATTCAATTAGGCCCTGGCGCCAGAAAAGAAGTTGGTCTGCCAAGCAAGGAGATGACCATTGCTGAGCAGCTTCCTTACGTTGAAAAGTACTTCCAGCAGCGTGGGTACAAGCCAGGGATGGGTATTGCAAAAGCCTATGCGACCGTCCTTGGCGGGAACCCCAATGTTTCGCTGAGTGCAAAAGATTCTTTTGGTACTTCAGTTGGCGGATCACTTCCACGTTTTGTCAAAGGTGGTTCGCTATACAAACAGGCTCAGGCAACGCTAGGAGATCCGCTTGGATCAGCCACAGCAGGCGAAACAGCGATTCGCCAGGCCGCTCCCACTGGCAACACCTATATCATCATGCCTAATGGCGGACCGGAGAGTGGGAGCACTGCTGCTGATTTTTTGACTGCCTACTTAAGTAAAGGATTGCTTGGTAAAGAGAAAACAGTTCAACCTGTCTTTAATCCGCTAAACGAGTTGATTAAAACCTTTTCTCAAACCCCTAACTATCTAGCATAATCCGTAGAGGCAGTCATGGCGTCCCTTACTGATGTTGGCTATGTTGCTCCAGCAGGACAAGATGTTCTGCCAAGCACTGGTCCGCACCTCGATGTTCGTGTTCTAAAAGATGGAAAATACATTGACCCCGGTACAATTCGATCTCTTTTAACACGACTTAAGGTTGGTAAGGAACGCCAGTCCCTCTGGCAACAAACAGGTGATGAATGGAAATCCAGTTTCCCCATCACATCAGGTTACGGCAAAAGGAGCGCGCCAACAGCTGGTGCTTCTACATTCCATGAAGCTCACGACTATGGCGTTCCTGGAGGTACTCAGCTGGCCTGGGAAGGTCCTGGTACCTTCACCCCTGGCAAAGGGTATGGTTCGATTCAAACCACGGACCCACAAGGCAATCCATACGAGATTCGTTTGCTCCACACGAAAGGAGGTAAGCAGTCTGAAGTCAAAGGTGATGTTGCTTCTGATGCCATGCCTGAATCAGTGCGAAAAGGTAATACGTTCATCTACCTAACGAGGCCAACAGGTACTTCTGATGAAGCTACAAATTTCCTGAATTACTTTATCCAATCAGCACTAACTCCAAAAACGCAGATCGTGGAGCCTGCATATAATCCAACGGCATTGCTAACGCAAGCTATATTCCAAACTCCAAATTACCTAACCTGACATGCGTAGGCTCGGCTCCTTTAATCGCAGAGTTAATCTTCCGCGCCATCCAGAAGATCGTGCAAGACAAGTTGAACATGCTCCTGCTGATAATCCTGTTGCTAATGCCGGTTACATGTTTGGAGTTAACCGTAGCAACATCCCCTACGAAGCTCCTCTCCCAACAACGACAGGCAGTGGTAGACCTCCTAGGCAAAGGATGGCAATGGACATCATGAACATTACCGACTCACCTGGTGTACTACAGTACCTGCCACCTCCTGCCATTGGTGGAGCAGAGTTGAGGGTTCCTGGTATTCCTCAGCCATGAATACATTGTACTAAAATTAAAGTAGAAAGCATTTAACTAGCGTGGGCCAATCTAATTCTGGTGCTGGAGGCTATAAAGGCCGAGATAAAATGCAGAATATCATGGCTGGTCTTGGTGCCAGCAATAAACAGCAGCAGAGCGGTGCCCCGCAATTCCCCAACGGCCAGGCAGCCCCTGGTGGGGAAAGGAAACACAAGCGCATGGCTGGCGAAAAAATGAGTAAGAAAAATGCTGCTTCCGGCCCTGCTCTTGACCCTGCTACACAGAGCACGATTGCGAGTTCATTCAATCGTGGTGCACCGACGACTGGTCCTGTTGCCCCTGCTAAACAGCCACCTGCCACAGCAACTCCCACTCCCACTCCCACTCCCAGTGGTCCTTCAGTAAACGATGCTTATACCAAACTTCATGAAGCACGTCGTGCTGTCCATAAAGCAAAGAAACAAGTCCGTGATACTCGCGAGGATTTTGAAAACTCAATCTTAGCTCAAAGTGGTGGGTGGAGAGATCCAGCTTATAAGAAATTCCACCAGGCACGCGAAGAACGTAGAGATGCTGCTAAAGCTAAAAATAAAGCACGTGGAGCTTATAATGCAGCTGTTACCGCAACTCAATCCACTACTACTCCTCCCACGTATCCTCCTTTACCTTCTCAGTATCACCCAGATTGATGGCTAGTAAAAAATCAATGCCCCCTGAGCTCCTCGCTCATTTCAAAAAGAAACAAGAAGGTGGTGGGTCGGAGAAAGAAGTTAAGGAAAGCGACAAAACCCGTCGCAAGGAAGCCGTGAAAAAAGCTCGGGTTAGACTGGAGGAAAAGAACAGGAGGCCCGGACGTGACCAAGAAAAAGAAGCTGGCAAAAAACGCCCTGAAGCATCCTGAACTTCACTCTCCAGCTGAGCTTCAGTATTTCAAGCTGTGGCTTGCCGCTCGGAAGAAAAAGAAAACAGAAGAGAAAGAGGTTAGGGCTTATTCACTGGAAGCATGACTGCCTGGTAAGGCGTGTAACCTTTGGATAAACGCTTTGAAATGAGGCCTTTACTAAGGCCTTTTTCTTTTTCCCATTCGCTGTAGGTTTTTGTGACACCATCGATGGTGATATATTTGCTGTTTTTATTCCTGATGGATTGACCTTTTGCTGGACTGGGGACGACATTTTTATGCCCCTTTCCATCGCGCTTTTCTGAGCTAAGAGCCAGCTCCAATGGCCAGTCTTTGTTCAGACGCTTCTGTAAGGACTGAGGTGTGATTCCGATTTCCTTTGCCCAATCTGCGATGCACATGGTTTTGCCATCAAAGGTGTAAAGACGTGTGGCGCGAGAGCCTCCCCTGTTCCT